CAAATCCAGTTTTCGAAACCATACTTCTAGTGCCTGTACCGGTACTACTTACAGCGACGAAAAAGCCATTGCCAAATGTTACATCCTGCCATACTAATGCTGAAGCAGCAGTTTGTGAAGTCCAAATTATGCCATCAGATGATGTCATTACCCGATTTGTGCCACCACCAGCAACAGCAACAAAAAGATTATTACCGAAAGTTACAGAAGTCCAATTATTATTTTCTGCGGCTGTTTGTGATGTCCAGTTGATTCCATCGGGACTTGTCATTACTCGATCCGTACCATTAACACTTACAGCAACAAAAAGATTGTTGCCAAATGTGATATCACTCCAAGTATTATCCTGTGCACTTGTTCGAGTAGTCCAGTTGATTCCATCGGGACTTGTCATTACTCGATTTCCAACACCTGATGTAGATACAGCAACAAAAAGATTGTTGCCAAATGTGATAGTTTCCCAATCGTTAGCAACAGCCGCGCTTTGTGCAGTCCAGTTGATTCCATCGGGACTTGTCATTACTCGATTTATACCATCAATACTAACAGCAACAAAAAGATCATTACCAAATGTGATATCAAGCCAAGTATTAACTTCAGCAGGGGTTCGAAGAGTCCAAACTGATCCATCGATTGAAGTCATTACTCGATCAAAAGGACCATCATTAGCAACAGCAACATATAAATCATTACCAAATGTCACAGCATCCCAAAAATTGTCTTCAGTATCAGCGGATAAAGTCCAATTTCCAAGATTAAAAGTATCAGTACCAATAATTCCTAATATTGCATCGTTTGATCCACCGATTCCTACTTTTCCACCATCGCCCTGTAATATCACATTGCCGATTGCACCTAAACCAAGTGATGTTCCACCATCAAGTTCAACAGGTCCACCGCTTGCAATACCTCTTCCATTACCACCTGCAATTTCTATTCCTGCACCGGGTGAATCGATCTGTGTTGGAGCACCGGCAAATAATCCTATAGCACCACCATTAACTAAACCATCACCAGCAGTAACAATAAAATCACCACCATTACCAGTTGAACCAGTACCGGTATTAATAGCAAGGCTTACACCTGTTGTACCTGATGGTGTGATTAAAGGGCCTTTACTAATTTCAATTTCGCCATCACCTTTAACAGTGAATAATTCAGCATCACCGATATCATGAACATCAAATGATGTTGCATTTGTCGATGTTCCTAATGCAGCAATAACTTTTCCAGTTGTAGCATTATTTTGCATACGTAAATCGCCAGCAGCGCTACTATTTAATATTAATAAAGTATTTGTAAAATTTTCTATTAATGAATTTGTGCCATTATGAAATATTGCTAAATCAGCTTCAGCACCGAATTGAGCTCGACTAATATCAGGAAAATTCATATCCTGATTGGCATCAATTGAAACAGCAAGCAAACCGCCACCGGTTCTAAATTCAAATCCGCTTGGTATTGCGTCAAAAATTATAGAACCATCATTATTATTAGCAAGATCGCCAAAAATTATTCCTTTTTCATTTTCACCTAAAATTGACATCAAGGAATCATCAGAATTATTTTCAATTGTAAATAGTGTACCAAGCACAGGCGTTATAAGTTGTGAACCTTCAAGTAGATGTAAAATTGATTTGGGGTCACTTGTTCCTATACCCACTTCACCCAAATCAGTAATCCGGACTAATTCACCACCACCAAAATTTTGTATAACTAAATTTCCGGTGTTTGCTAATCGCGCTACTATATTTTCATTAGTATCTAATTGTATTATTTGTAATTCACCGGTAGTATTTGTGATTGAAGAATCAGTACTATGTTGAATTTTTATTTCTTGGTTTGCCCCGACACCAACAACACCATCACCGGCAACAGTAAATAAATCAGTTAATGTTGAATTTTTAACTGCAAATTCTGTTGTATTAGTTGTAGAACCCAATTCAAAAATAATAAAATTAGTTGTTCCAGAATTTTGAAAAAACATATCACCAGAAGCACTTTGAATAAAATTAAAACTACCGGCATTATTTGTAATAAATGTATCGAATCCATCATGTACAATTTGTAAATCATTACTTGTTCCAAAATTTGCTGTAATATTATCCGCAAAAAATAAATTTGTTCCATTAGTTGTAACACCTGATATACCACCAAATGCACCACTATTATTAAATTGTAATTGAGTATCAGCACCACCCGGAGCGGTTCCGCCTGTTGTAATCCATGCCGCACCATCAAAAAATTCCGGTTCATTAGTCGTTAAATTATAGATTTCTAATCCGGTTGCGGGTAATGATATTAAATCGCGTTGTGTTGTTGTCATCACTGGCATTAAAAATCCGGAAGTAGTAGAACCAAGTGTTAATAATGCACTTGCATCTGGAATAACTCCCACAGCAACTTTACCAGCACTATCAAAAGTCACTAAATCTGTACCGATGCCGTTTTGTATTCTTACTGCGTTTGAACCATCTATAGTTCCAAGTTTGAATATCTGGTCGTCACCACCGGATGTCAAAATAAAATCTCCACCCTGGCTGAATATACTTAAATTTCCAGTGATGTTTTTTATTTGAGCTTCCGCGCTAGTATGCTGAATGGTTAGATCATTTCCCGCGCCAAATCTTGCCTCAGTGCTATTCGCGAAATCCAGATTAAAGCCGTCAGTTGTAATAAATTGAGTACCATCGAAAGCACCATTATTATTAAATTGAATTTGAGTATTAGCCCCACCCGGAGCGGTTCCGCCTGTTGTGATCCATGTTAAACCATCAAAAAATTCGGGTTCATTTGTAGTAATATTATAAATTTCTAATCCGGTTGCGGGTGATGGTATTGCATCGCGTTGTATGGTTGTCATTACCGGCATTAAAAATCCAGAATTAGTAGAATCAAGGGTTAATAATGCGCTTGCATCTGAAATTGAACCAAAAACAGATTTACCATCACCTTGAACCTTAAATATTGTAGCTGATAAACTATCATGAATTTCAAAGGCTGTAGTATTGGTTGACGTTCCTAAGCGATTAACAATATCATTAATTGATGAAAAATTTTCAATGACAATATCACCAAGTGCAGCACCTTGATTGATAATTAACATATCACCTGATAGATTTTGAATTTCAGCAACAGTTCCAGTATATTCAATTTTTAATTGACCAGTTAACCCAAATTGAGCTGGAACTAAATTTGCGAATGACAAACTACTTCCATCAGTTGTAACACCTGATATACCGGCAAAATCACCATTACTATTAAATTGTACTTGTGTATCAGATCCACCAGCAGCAGTTCCACCAGTATTAAGCCAAATTGAACCATTAAAAAACTCAGGTTCAGCTTCAGTTATATTATAGATTTCTAATCCGGTGGCCGGGCTTGGTATTGCATCACGTTGTATGGTGGTCATCACCGGCATTAAAAAACCGCGTGTGGTAGATGTTAAATCTAGTAATGATGATGTATCTGGTGTATCTGTACCTATACCAACTATACCATCACCTTGAACCTTAAATATTGTAGCTGATAAACTATCATGAATTTCAAATGATGTTGAATTAGTTGCTGTTCCTAAACGATTAACAATATCATTAGTTGATGAAAAATTTTCAATGACAATATCACCAAGTGCAGCACCTTGATTGATGATTAATAAATTACCAGCTAAATTCTGAATTTCAGCATTTGTTCCAGTATATTCGACTTTTAATTGACCAGTTAACCCAAATTGAGCTGGAACTAAATTTCCGAATGATAAACTAGATCCATCAGTTGTAACACCTGTTATACCGGCAAAATCACCATTACTATTAAATTGTACTTGAGTATCAGATCCACCAGCAGCAGTTCCACCAGTATTAAGCCAAATTGAACCATTAAAAAATTCAGGTTCAGCAGCGGTTATATTATAAATTTCTAATCCGGTTGCCGGACTTGGTATTGCATCGCGTTGTATGGTTGTCATCACTGGCATTAAAAAGCCGCGTGTAATCGATTGCATATCTAATAATGCTGATGTATCAGGTGTAAGTGTACCGATACCAACAGCAGTTCCATCAAATACAAACGTATCAGAACCACCCAATGCCCCAAGATTATTAAATTGAATATTGGTATTATTGCCAGCTGGGTTTTCACTGGTTAAATCTTTAATGATACCATTTTCATCAATCTGTTGAAATGTATCAGTAATAGTATTCCAAAAAATACGCCCTTTGTTGATATCGGCCACATCCGGGTTTGGTTGACCTAATAATTGAAATGTTCCCTCCTTTGCCATTAGATTACCTGCAATTCCCCTTCAACTATCATTTCACCCTCAATTGTTAAATCACCGACTGTTAAATGCTGGCGAAATTTTGGAATAGTAACAGTTAGATCTGATTTAACAAAATAATATGGTAGTCCAATTGTATCATCATTTTCTACACTAATAAAAAATATACCGTGTCGATCTTCAACTGAAATTGCACCAACACCTATAATATCGCGAACTGTTGGTTCACTTCCGCCAAATCCTAAAGCTGGATTATCAGTACTGCCAGCTGGAAATCGTAATGGAACGGCTATTTCGCTTCCATCTGAAAATCGAAAAATTATACGTCGTGAAAATGCTTGAATATCTACAATGGTTGGGGCATTTGTCCCTGCTTTACCTGGATTACCTGGCTTACCATCATCCCCTGGTTTACCATCTTCTCCAGGTTGTGATTCAGGTATTGGCAAATCGAGTTTTTGAGAAAATGAACCATTGCTGAATTTAAGTTTAAATGATTTATCATCAACCTGGAAAGCATCAACTACAGAAAGTCCAGGATCACCATTTGCCCCTGGCTTTCCTTCATTACCTGGCTTACCATCTATTCCATCTTTTGGTTTTGGTGGCAATTGATATATAGAAAATCGATTATATTTCGGTTTAATCTTCCGGCGTTTGATTAATTGCATTTCAAAATCCCATTCTCTAAAAGTAAGATTTTGCTTTCTTTAGCTTCCGGATCATCATATTCATATTGACCATCTGGCCAATCTTCTACACCGCAATAATATTTGATCATATCATTGGCAATAAGGAATGCTTTATGTTCTGGCCAGTTCTCGATTTCTTGCCAAGTGGACCATTTATTTATAAATCCTTGTGGTTCTGGCATATTGAGAACTTCAAAATATGTAACCAAACAATCGCGCAGATATGATTTTTGTTCAGTATAGAAGCGAGTAATCTTTTCATCATCCATCGAGCTATCATAATCTTTACCTAATTTGGCTTTGTTCTTTGCCCGGCGCTCATGGAATGCTTTTTCTTTATTAATGCATTGCTTCAATTGGGCTTCAATCAATGAACGATATGTAAAAATGCTAATCATGGCAGCTTGATTAAATTCTAGAGTTTTAGATTCATTTTGTGGCTTATCGCGCGGATTGGATAGTTTCTTTTTTTCTTTCTCAGAACCATGATCTGTATTATGATCTGTATTATGATCTGTATTATTATTTTCATTGGCCATATTCTTATTTGCTTGTTCCTGGCCATCTAATCCAAGTTCCATTGCTTGTAAGCCTAATTCAGCTTTTTCAACACTCATATTAGCAACTTTAACCGGTTGAAGATTGTTCGCTGGTATGTAATGTTCGCCACCATCTGGATAGGTTGGCAAATCAAAATCTTGCGCGCCTTGATTAGGTGTAGCCATTCCTGAAGCAATCCCATCGACCCAAAATTTCATTTTTGTTTCGGTATCAGCTAGATTGAGTTGTTTTAGATCGAATTCAGCAAAGAATCGAGAACCAGGGGCAAATAAACGAAAACTAATTAGCTTCTGAATCCGAATTACCCAGGGGCTGAGCGTTTCAGTTACATATTTTATATTTTCTTGTTCAATATTGTTAAATGTAGCTGCATCAGTGATACCTAGTTTATGTGGTGGAACCCTAAAGAACCGGCCCACTTCTAATAGTTGAAATTTGCGTGTTTCTAATACTTCTGCATCAACAGCTTTATTATCTAGCTGTTTATATTCAATAGACTTATCCAACACGGCAACTTTATTTCTATTTGCTGCACCACTGTGTGTTTGGGTCCATTCCTGGGCCATATTTTTACGGTGGATAGGATCTAGTTCTTCAGCAGTTGTCAACGTTCCGCCAAGTGACATTCCATTTGCAAATAATGATGCTTGTAGTTCTTGGAGTGAAAGCGTTATACCTAATGCTTCTTTCGCGAAGTTGGCCACTGGCCAACCACTAAATCCATCACCCGGGCCGTGAAGATGTAACATTTCCTCTTGTCGAACATCGCGGATTTTGTTTCTTTGGGCTTTTAGATCATCGGGGGAAGGAAAAATTTCATAAGATCGAATCCCCTTAATTTTGCGAATGTTAACTAGATTTGGATGTATTAATTCCATTTGATTGATCTGCCCATTGCTAGGATCACGCGGACCAATTAAGGCTTCACCATTACCCCAGACCAATGTGTGTAATATAAAGGCTTCCCAAAATTCCTGACTGGTCATTTGGCCATCCGGAGAAAACGAAATCACTTTCCATAGTGGGTGATTGTTTCGTTTTACCTTATTTCCCTGGGAATCGAGCTCATAAATATTTAATGGTAATTTTGAAATATCTGTACTTATCATTTGAGTACAGGCCCAAAATGCAGATAATGAACTTGCTATCTGACCATTGATTGATGTTCCGGATTGGGCTAATTGTCTTGTATGATTGTAATTGAGTTGTTGGAAGCTGGAACCGCTGCCCTCGTTCCATCCATTTTCGGATAACCAGGTAACGGGCCCATGAAGGGACTGTTCAAATTTAATTGTATCAGAGTTTATTCGTTCACTGAATGAACTAAATAAGCTGCGAAAGGTTTCAGTAAGGGGCAGCATTATCTTCTTTTATTTAATTGTCTACTGGGTTAAAATCCTTATATAAATCTAAAGTTATTTTAATATATAACATTTGTAAATATATACAACTTCATACAAACTTCCTTGTTTTTGATTCAAATTGTATTATTATAATGATCCTACACTAATTAATGATTCCACAATTAATTATTGTCCTACACGCCCGGTCCCCTAGCCGGGCTTTTTTTTTAGAAATAGCTTCCCGTTTCTTCATATCGTTTAATTAACTGATCTTGATCGGCATTTGCTAGCTTTAAGGCCCGGGCATTTATCCAGGCGGCGGCCGCATCAATTTTAGATGGGCTATTGCTCCCGGGTTTTTGAATAATAAAGCATTCATGCGCATCTTCTTTTAATTGGCAATTACTTATTTGCCAAGAGAAAAGTATACAACCATTATGCAAAATGCATTCATCCTGAATATCATCAATTGCTGTTCGAATAGGTTCATTCATATATTTGGCTGATTGGGGTACTTCCACAACACTTATTTTGCATTCTTCCTCTATGCGTTGAATAAGTTCAGTAGCAAAGCGAATATCAAAGCCAAGTTCTATAATATCAAAGTAACTCATGATTTTAATTAGTTGTTCGCGCAAATCTCGAAAATCAATTATTTCTTCACCGCAAAAATTCAGCCGATGAACAAAGCGTTCTTTATCCTTAATCTTTTTATTGTTACGCGGAGTAAATGACCAGGACAAAACATATTTTGAATCTGGAAAATCTAAACTGAGTGCGCATAAGTCATTTTTACCGGCTAGATCTAATCCAGCATAGCATTTCTTACCAAGTAGAAAATTAGGTACTTCCTGGGTTAAAATCATTTTATACTCAGTTGGCTTTAATTTCTGGATACAATTATTGAATGCAACAGAATTAAAGGCAGATATCAAACTTGCGGTAATCCAATTCAAATCAAGCCGTTTAAAGGTATTTTCAAAATGTGGATCATTTTTAGCATTGGTCCACATTTTTTTCATATAGCGTTCAGTCTTGGCCAATCCATACATTGGGTTAACCCGTTTATGAACATTTTCATCATGCCAATCATCTTCAAACTCAACCGGATTTGCATAATACAATATTGGTAAAAATTCATCATCTATTTGTTTAAGTCTACAAACTTGTTTAGCTTGGGATAATTTACGATTGCAAAAATTTTCTTCAGAAGTGGCAGCTGTAGTAATCATTACTATAAGTGGTTGCAATCGCGCACCCTGGGAAGTAACACAAACATTATACATTGTATCATCAACCATTTCATGAACTTCATCTAATATCGATACATGGAAATTACCACCATGCGCGGAACTATCAGCAAAGGCTAATGGTTTAAATACATCATTATCATTATTCGCTGTAATGGCCCCTTTATATACTTTGAAATTATCGGCAAGCTTACCACCACATATTTTTAATTCTTTATCTTTAATAAGTATTTGTCGGGCCGGTTCAAAGGCATATTTAGCTTGATCTAGGCATGTGGCCACCGAAACAATCTTACACCCACCTTCACCATCTAAAATCAATATACCTATAGCTAAAGCAGCTAAATCAAAGGTTTTAGAGTTCTTACGCGGGATATATTTAAACACTTCTGAATAGCGTCTATATAAGTTTTTTTTATTTTTCCATCCAAATAAGTTTCGATAGAATGCTCGTTGTTCAACTGTTAAAAGTACTAATTCATTAGATAAGTTACCTTCAACATGCATAATAAAATGTTCTATCCAGAAACACCAATCATCAGCCACTTCATAATCAAAATAGAAATCATCGAGATTATCAGTATGTAATGGCGAATACATATATTTGCATTCTGGACGACCTAATGTAGAAAATGCTTGTTCCTGAGCATCATTCCAATGAATAGGCGAATAACCCGGATTATATTTGTGGATTCCATTTCGCGCATCATAATACTTATTATTTTGTGCATCATCGCGGCGA